CAGCGGCCGCATGTAATCGGGTCGTTGCCCCGCCCCAGGGGCAGACCCCTGTTGGATTTCTCCCGGTACGTACGTGTAACTGACGCTCACCGGAAGCACTACATTGTTCTGCCGGATCATGGCGCTCAACGCACCCCCCGCGTAGACGTTGAAGCCCGCCGCGTTGCCCGGCGCACCTGCCGCCGAAACCGTCATCAGCTTTCCGTCGGCGATCACGATTGAGGATGCGGCCGACGCCGCACCTTCCTGACCCTCGGCGTTCACCCACGCTACGCTCGCGTAAAAGGCTCCCCCTTGCTGTGGACCGGCTACACTGCCCAGAAGCGGTGGGGCCGCTTGGTGGACCGGATCGTTCACCAGGCCCATACCAGTGGCCACGAATCTGTCGTATGCGGACCGCGTCAGGCTCGCATACTCGTCCCACTTCGCCTGGTACCGATCCGCCAGTTGGCTGAAGTATGCGTCGCGATAGAACAACGCCAGCGCCTGCATCGTCTCCCACTGCTTTAGTGCCGGCGTAACCACGATTTGCTCAACTCTGAGCGGCGCCCTCCAGATCGGTTCCAGCGTCGGGCGAGGCCTGTTGAGCCATAGCTGCAGATCCGCTTCGATCTCACCATGCGCCAGCCGGAGCTTGGTCGTTGCGCTGATCCCGCAGGTCTGTGCTACTTCCAGCAAACCCGAGTCCTGATCCGTAAGGTCGTCAATCGTCGGAGCCGGCCCATCCACGAATAGCGACATGGCTAACTCCGTTCTCTCGACTTCCGGAGATCGTGTGAAGGTATCACCATCACTTGCACCCGCCGCGCCGCCTCTTCCTGTTCGTACTTTTCTTTAGCATCGCGATTCGTGGCGTGAAACTCGGCCGTCTCTTCTTCCGTCGCCACTCGTGCGCGTATTTCGGCGATCAACTTAGCCGCTACACCGCGCGGCACCTCCGTCCGCACACCTTCTTTGCCACCCTCCGAAGTGGCCAGGCTGACCACAACCATGTACTCGCCGGTAAGTTGTGCTTCGGCGTCCCTGATTTTCCTGTAGTAAGTTCGCAAATCCATATGAATCCTTTCTGAATGCGGGGCAGGCCTCCGCCTGCCCCATTTCCCGAGGGGTTAGCTGTTTACCTGAACCGCGAAGTTATTCCGCAGAACAGCGCAGCCGTAGAGTACATCGACTGTGAACTGCTGAGACAGCGTATTTGGCTGGTAGCTCATCGTCACCCGCATACCGAAGTTGCCCAGTTCGGCGTATTCGGCGATGGCGCCCGTGCCCGGCAGAGGCTGCGGCAGCCTGCGGATCACCAGACCCAGCGCATCCTTGCAGAAGGCGAGGTTGTGGGTGTTGACGGGCGACGTGCCGGTCTTCTGTACATACTGCGAACGGAACACGAAGAAATCCTTGATCTTCCCGATGGTTCCGTCCACCAGTGCGCGCAAACCGGCATCGCCGGTGTTGTGGAACTCGCTGAAGCGGGGAATCTGCCGCATCGCGGAGTACGTATTGCTGTCGACCACCAGGAACTTCGGCTCGCTCGCAGGCACCTTAGCCTGAAACAGCGACGTCTCCGCCTGATCCAGAATGGCTTCGGTGATCGGCGTCCCGGCAATGCCGAGCGGCGTGTTAGCCGTAAACCCGGCATACAGGTTCAGAAGATCGCTTTCGATCTTTTCGGCGATAGCGACCACCGCCGGTTGCATATAGACCTTCAACAGATCCGGCACCGCAAGGACCTTGGTCACGTCCGGAATCTGGAACGTTGCTTCAGCGTGCGTATTGAGCACGATCTGCGCATTTCCGAGACTCGGATTCTGAGGCTGAACGGTGCCGCCCTCCGCAATGTTGTTGGCCACAAGCTGGGGGGCGATCGGAATGTTGACCGTATCGCCCGCCTGTGCCAGGGTCGGCTCGTAATCGCGGTTCACGAGGTTCCCCAACACGAGGTTCCCCACAAGGGCCGGCAGCGCGTCCGCCGCTACCAGTTTCACGATGGCGTTTGCCACGTTTGCTGACGTAATTGATGGCATCTTTTTCCTTTTCTCTTTCTTGCCGCATAAAGAAAGCGGGGGCCGTTGCCGGCCCCCGCTCTAGCAGCTCTGCTTTCGGTATTCGTGGCCTCAGCCGCGTTTCCCCGATCTCACAACTAACTCCGCAGCGTTTGCGACGCGACCCGGAGAATCTCCTGTCGCACCCGCTCCAGTTCTTCCTTACTCATCGACGGGCCGATTTTGTCTATATCCACCCCGCTGGAACCAGCTAGTGGCGTGGCTTTCTGCACACCCGTCATCCCGGTCCCTCCGGCGATTCTCGCCGGCAGAAACTCGGGATTCTCCTGCACAAACGTCGCCAGATACTCGGCCGCCGCTTGCTCACCGTTCTCGCCGCGCGCTACCAGGCGGCCGTCCTCGGTTCTCACAATTCCATCCTGCACTGCCTTGTAGGCCAGGTCGACCTTCATTACGCCCAGCTTTTGCAGTTCCGCCCGGATCGTGGCGCTCCGCTGCGCCTCTTCTGCCATCGCACGGCTGCGCCTGTTTTCCTCGACAAGCTCATTCATCCGTTTCTCGAGCTGCTCACGCCGCCGCCGTTCCTCCTGCAGTTCTGTCTTGTATGCGGGTTCCCGCCGCGCGCTGTCCTTGCGCATGTACTCGTCGATCGCCTGCTGGACGATCGTGTGTACCTCGATTGGTCCTTCCACTTATCTCCTCCCTTGTTTGGTGATGCGAGCCGCCCGGCCCCCAGGTGGCCGTCTCTCACGATGCCGCGTCAATCTCCTCCGCAATGCGGGTCTTAATCTCCTGACGCGCATCGCTCAGATACTTCAGCGCCACTCGCTTGAAAACCTGTCGCTTCAAGGTCGGCGACTGGATCCCCAGATTCAACAGACTCTGCGCATCGCTCGCCTCGGTGCCGAAATCCGTGATATCGAACTCGTCGAGCCCCACCACGTCCATCACCATTCCGTCCTGTCGCGCTTCCGCGACGGCGTTCAGGACGTTACGCATCGAATCCTTCATCACGTCGCCATACGCCCCCAGAATTTCCTGTGTTACGCTGAAATCCCACTGCTTGCTCAGGCCCGATTGCTGCGTCCCGGAACTGTCTCCCGCCTGCTGCATCAGATACGATACCCTGTAAATCTCGTCTTTAAGCCTTGTCAGGTTGTCGGCCGCGATCTGATAGACTTTGCCTTCCGGCTCGGTCCACCCGAACCTGTCCTGAGGCCCCAGCTGCACATAGTAACTTTCGCCCGTAATCTGATTCCACTCGCGGTCGGAATAGATCACCGGCATAGCGAACAACCCCATCGTCAACGCCCATCCAAGCGCATTCGATTTGTTGAAGTGCTCAAGTTGCAATAGCGCCGCCTTATTTGTGAGCCACAGCCCGTCGCTCACCCGGATTTCGAAGACCGGTACCCGCCCAATCAGTGCGAAACCATGGCGCCCCTGATCGATGAGTTCAATCGAGTGTGTCTGCCCTGCATCCCGTCGCTCGTAAATTTCGTAGTGTTCGCGGTCGTAGTAGATCCAGCGGGTCTCGCGCTTCCAGCCGAGGGAGCGAACACTGTCCTGCTTCAGGCACGACGTCCGAATGACGACCCATGTAAGTTCGCCTTTGTCGTCGAAACTCCAGTTGATCACTTCATCGGCCGTGTAATTCACCAGATACGCCCGGCTCCGTCCGGACGCGTCTTCCTCGGCCCGCGTCCGTGCCGGCTCGTTCGCCTTCGGAAAGTCCACGACTACGTAGGACTTTCCGCAAACGAGGGCTTCTGTAAGCTGTTCCTTGAAAAACTGCGTCAACGTGGTTCCGCGCAGATCGCAGTTTTGGGTGAACTGGTTGTAAAAGTCTTTCGCGCTGACGTTAGCTCCGTCGAACTCCAGAATCGGCTCTTTCCGGACAAGGGTCGCCATGTACCAGTCGACAATTGAACCAATGTAGTTTTCGTAAAACACCCTTGTCAGCCGTTCCTGATAGACATCCATCGGCTCCTTCTGCCGGCGAACCAGATACTCCGATGCGTTCTGCCGAAACTGTTCTCCTCCAGCGTAGAGATTCCTGTAACGTCGCCACATTTTGGCCTTTGACGTATAATCCGGATGTTCCTGTTGAATATGTTGATTCACTTAAGCTCCTCTCATTCGGCTGCACCACCAGTTCCTTCCATATCGGTAATCCAGACCCGTACTATCGATACGCATCGTGTCGGCCCTTCTCTCAGCGTCGGCATCGGGTCTTTCGGATGAAACGCCTGCTCACGACCAGCATTCGGTTCGCCGGCATCGCGGCTGACAAACGGGCTCACTGACTTGCCCCACTAGGTAAAACACCGCACGGGACTGCGGCTTCCGGCGCAATAAGAACAATCCAATTCAGTGACGAACTGTCGTTATCGACGACAGCTCTGAAGAGTGACCTCGAACACCCGGTAAGCTGTGTGCTTTGGCTTGCATAATGTGGCTCCACATAACCCAAGAGATAACGATCAAGGGCCATGGGCTTAGGCGCTCAGGTAATAGCTCGCGAGATAGTGAAAGAAGTTCCAGCCATGAGTGTCGCCTGCCTGACAGGGCGAAAATCTCAGGTTGCCCGCCGGGCATTGAAGTATCGGTAGTCTGGACTCTGAAAATGTATTTCGCTCGCACGGTCGTTGCACGGTTCCTCTTCCTGAACGAACACTAACACCGCCAAGTGCCCTTACCGCGATAACAAAACGTAATGTATTGATTCCATTCGGAAAAAAAGCCTTCTCGTTTTGTGACTGAAAAAGTTCCCTTCGGCTTTGCGGGGAAAATGCGGGGGCGCGGAGGAGTAGCCGGGCCGCAAGCTGAAGGGAAAGTGCATTGAGCGAAACCGTAACGGAAGTTCGGTTATGTCGGTTGAATGGCGAGGCTGAGAGGATCGGTGGCTCCGAGCAGGTTCGGTGAGGCCAAGGTATTTTTTCGGGGAGAGCGAGAAAGAAACGTAAGCCTCGATTTTCCCTGTTTTGCGGCAACGAGCGGGCCGGGATCGGCGGTGGACGGCTTGGAGGGTATGGTTTCGCCTGGCCAGGCGCACAGTTCGGGCGTGTGTTGCCGCAACGGCGGCATCTTCGTGGATCGGCGGGGACTCGGTGTTCGCCTCATGAAGTGTCCGCGGGTGGCACTGCGGGCCACGGATACCGCGGCAGGATTCCGGTCCGGATCATCGTACCGATGCCGCAATGGGGGCAGCGGTTGAGGTTGTCCGCGGTGATTGCCGCCAGCAGTTGGCGGCAATCGTCCGGGGGCGGCAGGAGACTTGCGACGGGAGCAATCAGCAGTTGGCGGCACAGAGTGAGCTTGGCTGTGCGATGGCAGTTGGCCAGAAAACCGAAGTGGCGTATGCGCTGGAAACCGGGCGGCAGCGTGTGGATGAGAAAGCGCCGGATGAACTCATCGGCCTCGATGGTCATGACTTTTGAGTTCTGTTTGTTTTCGTGTTTGTAATCCTTCCACTGGAAAGAGATCTGGCCGTCCTGGTCGGAGAGAAGGCGTTGATTGGAGATCGCGACACGGTGCGTGTAGCGTCCGAGGTATTCGATCGCCTGTTGCGGGCCGCCGAACGGCGGCTTGGCATAAACCACCCAATCGCGGTCTTGCTGCCGGCACAGGAGTTCGGCGAAGGCGAAGGCGTCCTGGAGAGGCTCGATGGAACCGGGAAGCTCAAGCTGTCGGTGGTAGAAAGCGTCTTCCAGTTCTTCGGGAAAGAGCCGGCGGAACAGGCTGGAAAGCACCGACCACTGGCGCAGAACAATGGCCAGGCCTTATCCGCGGATAAGCCGACTTGTGCTGCTGCGCCGGTGGTCAGCGCGCAGATCGCCCGCCACCTGCACACTGCCTTTCAGTCGCTGCCCGCCCGCATCGAGAAACGCTACGCGCGCGCGGATTCGGGTTTTTATTGTTGGGACGCGGTGGAAGCCTACCAACAGGAGGGGTGCCAGTTCATAGTGGTGGCGCGCAAGACATCGCGGCTGGTGGAAAAGTTGCAGCAAGCGGAATGGAAGCCATCGCCGAAGACCGACGCCGATGCCCAGTGCGAATTCCGTTACCAGCCGGACGGATGGGGCGAGGAGTTCCGCTTCGTGG